CTGTTCGACATGCTCGGGGAGCACGGGGTGCACTGATGATCCCTCGAGGCATGTTCCGACATGAGATGGCGGTGCAGAACTACACCGCGTCCGTTGACACCTACGGGCAGGCCACCAAGACTTGGTCCACCGTGGCCACCGTGCTAGGCCACATCGAGTCGGCCGACGGCCGGTCGATCGACTCGGTGGACATCAACCGCGGGCAGACGGCCTGGCGGCTCGTTCTGCCCTGGATCGACTCGGTGACGGTTAAGAGCCGGATCCTGCTGCGCGAGACTGGCAAGACCGACCGCGTGCTCGAGGTCACCGGAGTGCTGGACCCCACGCTGGGCCGGATGGAGCTGCACTGCGAAGCGCTCGAGGTGACGGCATGAGTTTCCGCCGCGGCGCCGAGTTCAATTCGCCCGAGCACATGAAGCGCTACCAAGCGTTCATGCGCCGGCAGGTGAATGCGTCGGAGAACCTGGAACTGTTGCGATTCGGCGCAGGAACCAGCGACCGGGCAAACAAGGCATTCACAGATGCCCAAAGGGTGTTCTTGACGCTGCCCGACCGAGTCAGCCGGAACCTGTACAAGCAGCTGCTGCGGCGCAGCCTTAAGCGCCTGGCGACGACGTACAAGCAGAACTGGCTGACGCACGGGGCAACCCACCGCAGCTACGGCGGACAGGAAAGCCTGCGCAAGGCGTCCAGCAAGGTCATCCAGTCGATGGGTGACACCCGCGGGCTCAAGACGACCACCCGCACCGGCTTCCGGTACAAGCGGAACCCTAGGTCTTATGTTGCGCCCATTGTGGACAGCGGTCGTGCCCAGTGGCACGTGAAGCGGGCCACCTACCAGCAGTTCCCGCCCTCGGTCCTCAAAGAGGACTTGGCGATCGTCATCGAGACGCAACTGACCGAACTGGCCCGCAAGGCGCGCATGAGGGTGTCCAAGAAATGAGCATCGAAACCGCACTACGGCGCAGGCTCACCGACGACTTGGGCGTATCCGGGCTCGTGAGCACCCGCGTTAGCCCGGAGTGGCGACGCGAGGGCACGGCGCTGCCTGCCATCGTCTACAGCATCGACGCCCGCACGCCGGTGCGCACGTTGACCGGTACGACCGAACTGGCCGAGTTCTCGGTGGCCATCGACTGCATCGCTGCGTCACTGTCGGGCGCTCGAGCGCTCGCGGTTGCCGTGTCGGCCCTGCTGAACGACAACACCCTCTACGGCACGGTGGACGGCACCAAGATCCAGTGGAGCGCTACCGACGGCGAGGACGTGGAGCGCATGGACGATCAGGAAGGCACGGACGACGGCCCGCGGGTGGTCCGTCAGACGTACCGCATTTGGGCAACAGGAGGCTAAGACATGGCATTCATCGCAAACGGCACAACCATCAGCATCGGCGGCGTTCTTGTGGATGCCACCGACATCAGCATTTCCGCAAGCAGCGCGGTGGTGGACGCCACCGCCCTGAACTCGGTGCTCAGTACGGCTATCCAGGGCCGTCCGACCGTGACTGGGTCGGCGACGATCCACACCGACAACGCCACCGGGCTGACGCTCGCGCAGAAGTTCTGCGGGGCGACTCCCAATACGAACGCCCTGACGGTGGCCATTGCTGCCAGCGGCGCAGCTAACGGTGGTGTCGACTTCAGCGGCTCGGCCATCATCACTGGCTACAGCCCGACCTACACCAACGACGCCGTGCACTCGGCGACCGTGACCTGGCAGTACGTCGGCGAAATTACGGCGGCTCGGGCATGACCTGGCGCACGTTTACCAGCGAGGCAGTGGCCGGTTACCCGGCCGTGCTCGAGGTCCGGCCCATTACGGTCGGCGAGTGGCGGAAGGTCGAGCAGCTGGACGAGGACGCCAAACAGGCGTTCGTGCTCGAGTCCTGCACCCGGGTGGACGGCGTGCCGGGCTCGACGGCGCTGGACGTTCACGTGGCCATGGCACTCGTCCAAGGGGTGATGGCAAACCCTTGGAGTGGACCGCAGCCGACCGCATAGAGCGGCTGCTGACGGTCCTGGCGTACGGGCTGACTCGTCAGCCCCAAACGGTGGTGGAGCCTTGGCGCAAGCCAGGGCAGACTGACTGGATGGCAACCCTCGGGAAGGTGGCAACGTGGCGAAGTACGGACTCGCAGTCGGCATCGACGTAGACCTGACCGGCCTAAAAAAGGCAGGGCAGCAGGCGGCTGCAACCCTCGAGGGCATCCGCGGCCAGTTCGGTCGCATGCAGGGCCTGTTTGCCGCCGGGATGGCGTCTCCGCTCTTTCAGGCCATCGGCAGCTTCTACGAGGCCAACCGCGAGGCCCGCAAGACGTTGGCGGAACTTGTCCGGCCATTCTCAGCGCGAATCGTCGAGGCGGAAGTGTCCGCCATGCAAGCCAAGATGGTTGCCGGGCAGCGCATGGTCGGGCTGGGCATGGACGAGATGGAGGCCGCCAGGATTAGGCGTGATGCCCAGAAGGAAATTGGCACCGGCCTGATCGCCGAGGGCCCTGGCGGCATGGTGTCCAAGAGCATGGAAAGTTTCTTCACTGGTCCCGGTTCGTTCCTGACGAACGTGACGCGTGGCCTCGAGGGCAACCTGGACAAGGTGATGCAGGACATGGGCATCGGATTCCGCATGCTCGGCGGTGGCGCCGGTGCCAGTGACCTCGAGAAGATGCAAATGCAGGCCGCCGGACTCCGCAGCCAGCTGGGCTTTGCCATGGCAACCGGTAGCGGCGAGTCGGTCGAATCGCTGAACCTGCAGCTGCTGCGCGTGCTCGAGCAAATCAAGCAGAACACAGATAGGAGCCGCTGATGGCGTGGCAGGTATTCAGGCAGCACAACCAGCAGTCACTGACCATCGGCATGGAGCCGACCGAGGCCGTGCACACCACCCGGTTCCTCGTGGCGCAGGACGACCCGGCCTACGTCGGGACCAGCGAAGACAGCTGGAACGTCTACAACTCGATCAAGGCACAAACTGCACCGTTCGACCAAATCGAGGCGCTCGGGACCCGGCTGGCACTTGGCACCATCGACGGCGGGCTGGCCCAGTTCATCGTGCAGGACATCAGGGTGGAGACCCACCCGGACCGCGCCAACACCTACATGGTGACCTCGACCGCCAGGGGGCCGGTGGTCGGCGTGGCGCCGTTCCGAGGCGTCAAGACAAGCCTGCAGAGTGCCGAGCGCAAGGTGTCGCAATACATCCGACCGGCTGCGGCGTCGTTTCCAACGAACGGCACCATTACTTGGCCCCCCACCACGCTGATCGCCAGCGGCACCGTGAGCAACATCATGGGCACGCCGTTCATCAGGTCAGTACGGCAGGAGCTGTTCCGCGTCGAGTTCTTGGTGAATGACACCAACTCGGCGCTGGGCTACACCAACGTGCCTGCAAACATCACCGAGGACCTGTTGAAACGAAACTCGGCAGCGTTCGCCGGTTACGCCGCTGGCACCGTCCTGTTCCAGTCGTACGAGCGGCGCTACGTCAGCGATTCCGTCAGCATGGACGTGTACACGTTTCTGTACGACGAGTGGTTTCACCTCGAGCAAATCCCAATGCGCAACCCGGTAGATGGGTCCATTTGGGTCGATACCACTATTTCCGTCGGCGGTTCGACCATGAAGGCGACCGCCAGGGCAGTCTGGTATCAGGCTTACCCCGACACGGCTGCATTCCACACGGCTGGCGTCATCCTGCCCACCGAGGTCATCGACATTCTCTCCAACCCCAAGCCCGCTTGGCCATGACCGGATTCCTGCAACCATCCGTCTACGCTCCCGTCGGCCAGTCTGCCGATGCGTTCAACCTGATGGTGGAGGCTGCGCAGTTCGTTACGGCCAACCGTGGCCAACTCGAGAACCTGCTGCTGCAACGTGGTGCCGTCGTGTCGTGGCACCCCATGACAGTGACCGGCAGCACGCTGTTGACATCCAACCGGTGGACGTACACCCTGAGCAAGGCCCAGCCGCAGGCTACGCCTACCAACATCACAACCATTACCGAGACCGACGCCATCGGCGTGACGGCCTACAACCTGGCGGAGTACGGCAACACCGCAGGCACGGCGGCCGGTGGCGTGAATGCAACGCGGGCAAACGCAGCCGGTTTCACGCTGCAG